AGATTGGGTCATAAATAGATAAATTCAAATCATTTCTCCCCAGGAACCATTCAAAGGCACGCCGTGCTTCTTTGCGCCAGTATTCATCGTTTGTCACCCTGAATGCTTCCAGGCAGGCAGAAACCATTGCCTGGGCTTCCACTGGCTGCTGAAATATGGATGAATCGAATGAAGCAAGACGAATAGCAGGCATGTCAGCCCTCCTTCGGCGCAACGACGCGCTGTAACCAATAGAGATCGGCCGCCTTGTCCCCCGCGACGCGAACCTGTGTAAATCGGATGTCCTGTGACGCAAGCTGCAGCTTCAATACCTGCAGGCCGGATACGGCAAGTGTGGTCTGTCCGACCTGCGTGAATGAAGTGGACCTGTTCCCGTTGCGGACTGATACCGTGATTGTGGTTCCGGAATCCGCGTCGATCTCCATCCAGATTTCCGTATTCTCCTTTGTCTGCAGCGTTCCGTCATCAGTCATGATGCTGTCCCGATACCAAGCAATGGTTTCTGTCCCGGATCTGAATTTCCACACCTTCGAATCAGCGGCCAGCGCATAGAGATATCCGCCGAATCGCGCGAATGCTTCAATCTGCAGGTTGTCCTCACGCATCCAAACATCGAATATGGGATCATAGACAAGAAGGGACCATACCGTCCCATTGTAAGCGGAAAAATACAGCCTGCGGCCGTCTGCGCCCATTGCGCCATCGGCGAACGTGTCCGCCAATTGTATGGATGTCAGCTCCGGATAGCCGCCGCCGTACCTCATGACGCCATTGACGCCGAGATAATACTGAGAACCAAGCAGCTCCACGTCGCCCTTGTTGTTGATCGATCCTTCGGCCACAACTTCAATCACCTGGAAGTTGGATGATTTGCTCCCGTAGATTTCATATGTGACCGTTCCGGACTTTTTCAGGACCGGATGGCTTCCGTATGTCCTGATTGATGTGAAGGATCCAAGAGAACCGGTATCTGCGTGCCAGGCGGATGTCGGATCATCCACAATGGATTCCCATGCGTTCTTGTCTCCGAGCGCCGAAGCGTGAATATCGTCACCCTTAACGCCCCATATCCGGTTCATCCATACTGTCGCCAGGTCAATGTCGTAGGAACATGTTAGCGTTCCGGTTGTATTCCCGATATAGTCATAGTATTTCTTGTCAGGGAAGATTATCACGCATCCATTGAAATCGACAAGAGATTTCGCGCCTGCTGCAAGCCCCGTGATTTTCTCCGGTGGCGTCCCGAGCAAGTCCCATATGAAGGATGTCCCGAACACGCCACAAAGCTTCGTAGACCCAAGCAATGCCCTTGCCGTTCCGGTGCCGGTATATGCCAGCGCACGCGGCGATCTCGTCGTTGCCAGCGGATAGGCATCGGCGCTCATGTTTTGCATGTCAGGTGATTCCGTGGTCTTCCCGGTCTTCCTGGTATTCAACCCATCGAACTGCCGGATGTCCACCTTTGCCACGCCATTCACGAACACGCCGGTTTCCGGAGTCATGCGGATAGCCTGTGCCGGGGAGATCTTCAATATCGGCTGCTTCACCATGTATTTGTCACCACCAATCCATCGGACGTGCCGGTGATGGCCTTCCGCTGCCAATATCCTTCAATGCTCGTATTGAACATCAGCGTCATATTGTTGGAGCTGTCAGTATCACGGTCCATCAGATACATTTGACCGGCAATGTACCAACGGTATGCGTCTGCATATGGTGCAGGCAGGAACAGATCATCGGTTGCCTTGTCGGTGTACGCGTCACGGACGGCCTGTTGTGCCACCCGAAGCGTTCCTGCCACCGTCGGTACCGGATAGACGGAAAGCTGACCGTCAAGTCGCGAAACACCGCGCCTGCCGTATGCCATGCCGGACAGCTTCGACACCCGTTCTTCATCCACCCACAAGCCGATGATGGAATCCCAATCACCCCCGGAAGGGATATCATACAGGGATGTTCCCGCCACAAGCGTAATATCGGCGGTTTCAATTCCTTCACCGGCCTGCAATGCAAGATCCTGATCCAGCGTGGAAAGCCAGGCCATGATCATGTCGTCGGTATAGTTTGCACCGGGGCGGATAGCGCGGCCGGCTGTGATTGCTGCAGAAACTTTCATAAGGTCACCCCCTGCATCCATGATACCGGAGAAGTTCCGGGCATAAGGAAACGGCCCTGCCGAAGCGAAGGCCGTCCAGGATACGAATCAGAATGAGACAATTGCCCTTTTACTTGGCCTGCAGCCGCCAGCGCCGCAAGAGCGGTCGGCATGGCGTTTACTTGTTTCTTTGCCATTGTTTCCGCCCTCCTTATGCCATCGGACGCCATGAAGGCGTACCGGTGATATCCATGTACTTCTTGTATGTCGGAGTCGTTGTGTCTGCCGAACCTGCAGCATCATAAACAGATGCCACGCTTCCAGGAGTCAGGTCCCTTCCCGCGTGAGTGGTCGGAAGTGTATCAGTTGACAGCGCGGCAAACTCACACTTGTTTTCGCCTTCCTCGCCAATAAACCCCAAAAATTGAACCATGATTGGATCCCCCTTTCGTCTCTGGATTCATGGTATCACCCGCATTCATTGCCAGATGAAACGAAAAAGGTGCCCCGCATGGAGCACCTTCCGTTCATTCATGTTTGATGGTCACAGCCGAGCGCGGACCTCCGTCTCGAACTTGCTTTCCATTTCATCCTGCACATCGGCAGAATATCCGATCTGACGTTCCGCCGCTTCAAGCGCCGCGAAGTGCTTACGCTTGATCATGACGGTCTTCCCGCGCTGGATCGTGGCCCATTCGCCATTCACGCAGACGGTGATGTCGTCCTTGTACTTGTCGTTGTCCTTGAACGCTCTGAACTGGATGCGTTCCTCAAGCCACAACGCGGGTGTCATGCCAGGAACTTCGACAGGCTCCACCTTCTCGATGGCTGCCGAAAGAGCTGCATTCTGTGCCTGCAATGAGGCAACATATTCCGCGACCTGTTCCGGAGTCATGGCTGCCAGATCAATGGGTTCAGCGACGGGAGCTTCCTTTACCTTTTTCATGAAACATCCTCCGATTTCTGCCGTCTTTCCGGCGTGTCATTCAATGGGATAAAGGGGTGAGGGAACTATTCCCTCACCCCATGAGATCAGTTTGCGCCAGCTTCGAACGTGGATGCCGTTTCCACGCGGAGCATGAACGCCTGGGTGAGAATGATCGCGGTCTTGACCGCCTTCCAGCCGACAGTCGCGCGCTGGTTGAGAGGATCGGCAGATCCAGCAGAACCAAGCTGTTTGACGAAGGTCTGCAGGCCGCCACCGGACACTTTGGTCGTACCGTAGGCATCCGCGCCGATGAACAGCGTGGAGTAAACGTCACGGCCAGCAGCGCCAGCTTCACCGGGATACATGGTATCGGAAGATCCGGGAGAACCGGAAACCGATTCGGACACGGTGATGGTCGCGGCACCAGCAGCACCGGCCACGGCGGACGCCACGGTCAGCTGATAGCCCTTGACAACAACCTTACGGCCAACAAGCGCGGTGGCTTCTTCCGTGGTGACGGCTTCGTCCATGGTGAAGGTCTTTGTGGACAACGACGCGATTCCAAGGTTGCGCGCAGCGTCCGTGAGGTTTTCAGCATGGAAGATTTTCGCTTCCGTGGTTTCAACAAACCTGGTGCCGTGAATTTTTCCGATTTCGCCTTGGAAAATCTGGTCAGATCCAGCATAAACCGACGCATTGATCCATGCGGAATCGCCCATGATGTCATACGCGGTATCGGGATGGATGACGGCAACATAGTTGTCACCGGAAACCTTGGACGCCTTGCCGTTCTTGAGGTTGCGGACAGCCCTGCGAACAACATTGACACTCAGGTAGTGGTTGTTGGCCGCCGTGGAATCTCCGCCAACAAGCAGGTAACGAGCTGCCACCTGGGCATCCGCATACTGCACATTGGTTCCACCGTTGAGGACTTCGCGGGTGATGGTGTCAAGCGTGTCACCGGCCTGCTGTGCCATGCCCTTGGTGGCCGCAGCAATGTTGTCATCGAATGCGGTCATGATAAGCATGTCTGCCAGCTCAACGTAGCCGCCGTACTGAGCGACGGTCGCGGTGATGGCAGAAACAGAAAGTTTCTGGCCGCTGGGCGTGGTTCCTTCGGTCAAAGCCATGGTGGCCTTGGAGAAAGGAGCGAACCGGCGGAACTCGATGATTTTGCCACCATTGGCCGGGATGTCACGCATCTGCGCGAACTGATCATGGACCAGTTTCGCCCTTGCGTTCTCGATCAAGGACTTGTCATAGAAGGTTTTCATCTCCGCAGACAGGTCCTGCCCGGTGCCGGTCTGGCCCGTGGTGTTGGTGTTGTTGAACATCTGGATGTCGATTTCGAGGAAGTCAGCGACTTCCTGCAAGAGTGCGTTCTTCATAACTGTTTCCCTTCTACATCCCGTAATCGGATGGCTTTGCCCTCCCTGCCAGGATGTCGTCCATTGCCTTTTTTGCTTCTGCGGGTGACATGTCAACAATGCCTTTGTTTCTTGCTCCGCCATTTGGGTTCTGCGATCCCATTTCCTTCGGCCTTGTTCCGCCCCTGATCGTGTCAATGGTGCGCTTCTCAGCCATCTTGGCTGCCGCCTGCTTCGTCCAATCAAGATTGGTGGCCTCGAATGCGTTCTTGATCTCGAATCCGTTCTCAAGCAACGCAGTAAATGCGCTGGATGGTGTCCATGATCCGAAGTCAAACCCTTCGTATTCCGGAACCGCCGAAAGGATCTGTGATGCGTTCACCGTTTCATAGGCGGATTTCATGCTGTGGCCGGTCTTGAGCATTTCAACGACGGCAGGGTCAGCGGCAACGGCTTGAAGGTTAAACCCTTGATAGGATTTCGCCAGTTCGGCCGCTTGGTTGTGCCACGTTTCCGTCAGTTTCTTGGCGAAGGATTCCCGCTGCTGGATCTGTTCGTAGGCTTGCGCCTTCCGGGCCGTTTCCATTTCCTTTCGGTATTCAGCCGGATCCTTGCCATTCTCATATGCCTCGTCATCAAGCTGCTTCTCTCTCTGCTGCCGAAGCTTTTCCTTGGCTTCCGCCAGGTCTTTCGCTCCGGTCAGCTCGAGCAATTCCGCCACATCGGTATTGATTGCGGTCATCTGCTGCTCAATCGGCTTGTACTTCTTCAACCTGTTCTCGACATGGCCTTTCACGTCCTCGCCGTACAGGTCTTTGTACTGCTCCTTGAACTTGGCATATTCCGCTTTTCTGGCGTCTGCATCTGCTGCCGGTGCCGGGTTGGGTGATCCCGGTACTCCTGTTGCGGTGTCTCCTGCCGTAGAACCTTCCGTTCCGCCTGCCGGAGCGCCCCCGCCTTCGCCGTCATCAAAATGCGCCAGATCGATGTCAAGTATTGTTTTGTCAAACATGAGTCCTCCTGCGGTCTATCCCGCGCGTCTCCATCTCCCGTCTTTCCGGGGTGCCTTACTGTTTCGAGACTATCACGAAGACAATAAAACGAATGAAACGACAACGAATATGGTTTTTCTTGCTGAAAAATGAGCATAGAAAACGGGCATTTCATAGAACAACCTCCGATACCTCGATGTGTCCAGGATACTTCTTCTCAATCTGTCTCAGGCCGGTCAGCGTGGTTTCAAATACGGCATCGACAATAGCCTGGTCATTCGGATCACAGAATGGTTCTACCTCAACATGGATCCCATCCGTCAGGCTGAACCGCTTCTTCGAAACACCTTTCCTCCGGTGAAGCTCCCCAGCAAGTGCAAACGCCAGAGCGGATATTCCCGCACATACCACGTCTTGCCCCGGATTGTAATCAGCGTGGCCCGTCAGGTCCATGGATTGGAATCCGTGTCTGTCCCTGTAGAATTCAACCTTGACCATTCGGCGCGCCCCCTTCCGGCTGCAGCATCCCCGTAGCACCGGCCAGCTTGACCAAGGCCTGCTGCATCTGCTGCATCTGCTGGTACATCATGCTGTTCTTCTGAATCATTTCAGCAATCTTTTCCTTGCCCTCGAAATGCATCATCTCAAGCGCCACCAGCGCCGGTTCTGCCATCTGCGGATTGAACATTCCGGAACCAAACATGGCCTGCCCCATCTCGTTCATGAGCATGGTGCTGTATGGATTGGACTTCTCCGCACTCACCTTGATGTCAAACTCAGGCACCCGGTACTGGTCAGTCATGCCATTCTGGTCCGGATACGGCTGCGCCTGCATACCCTCGTTGTTGAAGTCTTGGAAGTCATATGTCCCGTCCGGCTTGTCAATGCGGAATGAGCGCGTGACATTATACATTTGCCGGATAAGCTCGATGATCAGGTTCATTTCCTCGCGGTATGTCTCATATGAACCGGATATCATGTCCCTGGATACCTTGTTGCCTGCCTCCTGCAGCGCATAGATTGCAGATGCAGCCGTGACGCCCTTGCCGCCGTTCCCGCTGTTGAACACGTCGTTTGCCGTGATGTCCTTCAATTCCTGGACCTTGAACTGCCTATGGGCCGAAATGAAAGGATCCAGCGGCTTCGTCTCGATCTCACGCAGGTTCGCGTCGTCCAGGCTTCCTTCGACATCCACAAACGGTTGCGACCAATCGGCAAACTGTGCCATGTTTACGGCACCGTTGTTCTTCCGGAACCAGCGTTTCCGGCCTGATTGCAGCGCATTCTCGACGATCAGCTGGTCCACCTTGTCGATATACATCTGCGGACTCTTGGATATGGCGATAAAACCGAATCCGAAGGATGTACCCTCGATAGGAAACAGGATATCCACAACAACGGGGAACTTCCCATGTTTGTAGAATCCTTCCACGGCGCTTTCGGGCCGTTCGTCATCCGCGTCTGAGTCATAGACAAGATTCTCACCAACCAGCTTGCGGTACTGCAGGATATCACGCCCGTCAGGACCCAATTTGAGCGTGTACCAATCAACCAGGAGGGTTGTTTCGCTGTTTGCGTTCTCCGGAGTCTCGGTGTACCGGAGAGGCTGCACAACCTTCTGTCCGCCGATCTCGATGTCCGGGAACTGTTCTTTCAGCGCAGAAGTGGATTCTTCGGTATAGATGAACATGTTCCGGGACTTCTCGATGGTTTCCCCGTCCCATGTGCAATTCAGCTTGTCAATGTAGCTGCACCGGACATCCCCGATCCCATTCAGCTTTTCCGCATCCCAAAACACGCCCTTGATGACGAACCCGTGCTTGAGCTTGTACCACCAGGAATCGGAATAGACCTTCCGGTATCCGTTCTTCTCAAGGATGACAGGCACGGCCATGCTCAGCTTCTTGGCTTCCATGTCATCATCACGCTCTGCAGGAAGGAAGTTGGGTTTCGGATAGTTATCCATGGCATCAGCGTGCTTGTTGGCAAGGACATTGAACAGATATGCGGTGACAGGTTCCGGGCGATCCACCGCTTGCCTGCCTCTGAACACTTCCCAATGACGGGACCTGTACCATGTCTCATTCTGAACGATCTCCTGGTCCATGAGCGCATGGCCATCCTTGGCCTTCCGCAACGCTTCAAGGCCATCACGCGCCACCTTCTGAGTGGAATAGCTCTGCGGTGATGCTTTGGCCCTGTCAATCGATATGTTCAATCCCAAAAGATTCATCTGCATGTTGGTTCCCTCCGTTTCCATATTATCCGAGCGCATCACAGGCGCATGAAACCATACTCCGCAGGTTCTTTCTTGCCATCAGAAAACGGGTCATTCCAAACGATGCGCGGCTTGGCTTTCGATGCCTTCCGTGGTGCGATAGGACGTGCCATGCACACATAGCGCCACTGGTCTGCATGATGGTCTTCCAGCTTTGTGTCAACGTCCTCGACCTTTGTCTTGTCATGCAGAAGCAGCGGAACTGTCCGGATGAAGTGAGGACAGTCCGTGGTGACGTAGAATGCTGCTCGGCCATGGTCATCCCAATCCAACCGGTTATGAACCTGCATCCACCCATTCAGGCGGTCATTGTCTGCGGGATCGTGAAACACGCCCTCCCGTTCCATGATTTCAGCAATGCTCTCGCCGTTGCCCTTTGACCAGATTGCCGGGTCTGCAATGCCCTGTATGTATACTCCCTTTGGCTCAAGAGACTTTTCGATTGAGAAGATTTCCTTGGCAAGCTGCTCCGGTGTCCACCTGACTCCTTTGTCTGGCTCTCCAGCACTTCCATACAGCTCTCGGTACATATACATGGTTCCGTCGTGGTCAATGGCATACCATCCGACGGCAAATGGCTTTGCATACCCCCAGTCAACCCCGCGATAGCGCTTCCACCCAACAGGAATGTCGATAGGATCAATGACATGACTATGCGTACCATTTGCCCTTCCTTCCGGTTCGTCGCGCCATTCCACAAAGAATTGGCCTTCGAACACATTCCAATCACCGTATAGCATGGCCTTCCTGCGTACCTCTGGAAGGCTTTCCAATGCTTCGACGTAATCAGGGTCATTCTCCATAAGATACTTATTCTCGTAGACGCTGGAAGGGATGAACACATAGTTTTCCGGGCGCTCTTTGCCCTTGTATATGCGGTCAATGAACAACCGTTTGAACCAAGCGTGGCCGACGCCACCGGGATTGCATGTGAAATACATACGCGGCCTGAATTTGATGTGCATCATGCCGCTGGAACGATTGGACTCCGTGAAGATATGGAATTGGAATTCTGTAAACTGCGTGGCTTCCTCAAGGAAAATGATGTCGTATGCCTGCGCCTGGTACTGGATGGCGTCTGCTTCGGCGTCACAATAGCCCAGGCGCAACCTGGCACCGTTTGGGAACAGGAAGGCGTGTGATTCATTGTCATACTTGCAGACATGCCCGATCTCCGCCTTGAGCTGCAGCAGGTGGTTCTCTTTCAGGTCCTTGTATGTACGACGGACGAATAGCACCTGAATGCTGGGATAGTTGAGGCACAACAGCACGGCCTTGCGTCTGGCCGCGAAGCTCTTTCCGCCGCCGCGCGCCCCGCCGTATGCTATGTATCGCCCTATGGCCTGATAAAACTGGACCTGCTTCGGATATTTGTCGCCTGTCAGCTTGATAAGCGCCATCAGTCCGCCAGCCCTTCCGTGCCTTCACCCCATACAACGGTGACGGACTTACCATCCAGATCGCCCTTCTTGGCCTTTTCCTTCTCAAGCTCCAATGCCTCACGCTGCAGCTTCAACCGTTCGGTATCGCCAGCCGTCAGTACACCCAATAGAAGGCGCTGCAGCTCCGTGGATGCTTTGAGTGCTGCCGTGAGCTGATTGATTCGCTGTGTGTCCACCCGATCAAACAGGGCTTCTTCTGAATGCTTCTCGGTTTCATATGCGATCTTCTGTGTGATTTTCCCCCCAGCCGTGGTCAGGGTCTCTACAGTGGGCTTCCTTGTCTCCGTCTCGACGATGTACCGATTGAACTGATCCGGATCGCGCAGGGTTTTCAGCACCAGGTCATTCAGCAGTTGCGTGGCTTCCAATGCGGGATCAATTGCATCGACAATGCGCGTGGCCCGGCGATCTGCTACTTTCTGTCGTACAGCTGTTGCCACTTTCTCGTTCAAGTTGTCGCCATTCTGAACCCATCCTTCGCGTGTAGCCCGCTTCCCGAGCGTGTTGAAGGACACGTCATATTTTGTAGCCAATTTGCGATATGGCGTACCCTTGGCCTCATATTCAGCTCGTATCTTGTTCCAATCCGGCTTTGCCATGCGCTGCCTCCGTACCTCAATGGTACATGGGAAGCGCATCACGAAATGAAAC